AACTTGACCCTGAGTTACTCCGCTTGTATAAGTATTGCTAGTGTTTACTGTAGTAAAGAATAGATTACTAAAGTTATTATTAATTTTTCCAAATGCTACACGTAATGGATCACCTAATCCGTCGTTAGGTGTTGCACCAATATTAATGTACTCTTGCGCCCCATATGGGCCGTCAGTTGTTGAGAATGTAAATAACTGTGGCTCTACTACCTCCAATGTTGTAATAGCTGATGCATTTACAACTTCTGGGATAATTTGTGGCAAACTACTTACGTTGATAACTTTTTGTGTCATTATAATTCCTAGACTATAATGTATTTATCAGTTTCCAAACATACCTTTGGGTTGTTGAATGATAACTTGACGTTTACTACGTTGGATTTCTTGTAATGCTTTGATAGCTTGTATCTTTACTTCGTTGTCTGAACTCTTAACCATTTCAGTTAAGGCTGCAATACGTGCGGCTTCTGCTACAGTAGCATCACGACTCAATGACTTCTGTGCTTCTACATACACTGGATAGTTGTCTACTGTTGCACAACCGGTCAATAAACACAATGCTAATAATATGCTACTATTTTGCGATACTATCATAAATTTTCTTCTGTGCATTATACCAATCTTGCCATCCATCTACTTTAGCACTACATTCCCAATACAATGAATAGTTATGTACGATTACTTTCATCATTTCAGTAATAGCTACTTTGTCACCCTCAATCTTCTTGAGGTCTTCACACTTCTTCATTAGTTCAGGAGTAGCGTTGGGGAACTTCTGTGTTACAGGAACTGTAGTAGAACAGCCGGCAGCTACTACTAAGAATAATAAAATAAGAAATACAGATAATATTGATGGCAATCTCATTTCTTTACCTCCGAAGCCTTGTTCAACTCAGCGGCTTGATTGTGCAAGTCTATGAACTCTTTTGGTACTGGGCAGTTTTCAATATACTTGATAACTTCTTCTTTTTTAATGACTTCTTTATCAATGTACTGTATAATGTCACGACCTTTTTCACGGATCACTTTAGTCTTTGTTACAATCTTTTCCTGTATTTCTACATTAGTATTAGCTGATTTTGCTTCAGCTTGTGCGACTTTAGCTTCCATCTCTTTGACTCTAAGTTCCCACTCTTTATAGTCGGCCAAGCCTCCCTCTAGATATACACCCAAGACTAGCACTAACAGGCTTATGACCTGAATAGCTAGTTTATAAGCTTTAACAAAAGGAATGAATCCTAGGACGAATCCTGCGATTGTGCCCAAAATACCTAATCCAAAGATTATGTGTATTGCGGCTTCTGGTAGTATTGATAGTATCCACATAGTATCCTTATTTATCAGGATAATCGTAAAATGTTTAATTCTGGGTTAATATCTTTCAAATGTGAGTTACGATGATTATCAAACTTATCATTCATTTGGAAAAATCTACCCAATTCATGCTTATAATCTACATCCATAAAGCATTTGGTTTTAATCACTTGCATTTTCTTATAGAAGCTAGGATCCTGATATTCTGCTGTAGCCATCCAAGCTTCTATCTTAGCCCATGCTTCTTTCTTATATTCTACTGGTAGATTAATACAGTCTAAATGCTGTGGAACTTGTAGATTTATGGGTAACATGGTTACTATAGGTTTTCTTGCGTTTCTATTAAATGTCTCAAAATATTCAAACAACTCTACCATTTTATTTAGATTCAAAATCTGTATTACCGGCATTGGACGTAGTGTAATGTTATCACAGTTGTCTAACAGATATCTAAGATTCTTATCAATCTGCTCCCAGTTACTGGGATAACGTATGTATTCTTGTAATGTTCCGTACCCATCTATACTTGCATAAAATGTTACATTTCCAAACTCTTTAATAAGCGAGTAAAACTTACTATTGAGATTGGTCATGTTAGAGTTAATGATTAATCTCATCTCTTTGCTACGACCAGACAGTACTAGCTTTTCCAATACTTCGTAGTTCTTTTTAATGATAGTTGGTTCACCACCGGTGATGTATATCTGTGATAAGTTATGTAACTGTGAATCTATATTCTGATTGAAGATTTCAGTCTCATACCAATCATTGATTTTTGAGGTGTCGTGAAATGTGTAGAACTCTTTAGAGTCTATCTCTTTCAACTCTTTTTCTAATCTACTTGAGTACAATGTATTGCAACTTTTGCAAGCAAGATTACACAGGTTACCAAATCTTAAATCAATATCTGCAACTCTACAATCTATCACTGTGCCTTGATTAATCTTTTCTTGTGTTAATGGATTGTTTAGCCAACGTTCATTGTACATTTGACGTTTACTAGATTCATCTCCGTATGATTCGCTTTGATAACATCGACTACAACCATCAACCAGTTCCCCTGCTAGCATTTTTCTACGTATCTCTACATAGTCACTTGAGTTAACAATATCAGTTATAGCATCATACCCTAAATTAAACCTTTCTCCGTTATCTTTAGTGATAAACTGTGATGAAATGCAACAAGGCTTTATACTGCCATCTGAGTCAGCACTTATATTAATCCATGGCATAACACAGAAACTTTTGTTCATGGTGCTACTTTAGTTGATCCTAAGTTGATAGCACAATGACATTCAGTAAACGGACAGATTGCCGGATCTTCTTTAAAGTAAAAATCCTCTGTGTCCAAATCAGCTATCATTTTTTGATCGGCGCCACATATACCTCGATATACTTTACTATACTCTATTCTAGCATTGTCAACTCCAATATTGCATTTCCAACCCTGAAATAGATTACGTCTATCTTTCATTATCTGTTGGGCTGATTCTATTTCTTCAATACTACCATCGCTGAATGTCATTTTTAACCATGGATTAAGTTGCATGTCTATTGGTAGTGAAGTTTTAACTTTTGACTCATACTTGCTTCCGTAATACAATGATTGCTTGCGTAGTTTAGCCAGCTGTTCGTCTGTGTATATTTGGTAGATATCATATTCTACAATGGTCATTGCTTTATTAAAAATGATTGCGCCGGTATTTTCAACAAAGTAATCAACTGCTACAAACGTTTGGTCTATTGAGACTTTAGAATGTGTAACTAAGCAAACAACTTTAACTGGCTTATCATGGAATAGATTTAATACTTTACCAATATGCACTGTATCTGCTTTTTGTTCTGTATGGAATGTGATGTATAGGTTATCTATTACATCTGCATTTTTGAATTCTTCCCACCAGCGTAATGTTCTAGTACCGTTAGATATCATAGCAGTATATGCACCCTTAGACTTTATATACTGTAGTAGTTCAATTATTTTAGGATATAATGTAGGTTCGCCGCCCGTAAACTGAATCCATAATGGCATATCGCCGGCAGCCTTAACAAGTTTATCAACATACATTTTATATGTTTCTAAATCTTTCCATCGTTCGCTTCCATCTTTATGTTCAGATCCACAGAATGAACAGTCATAGTTACATACATTATGTAACTTCCATTCAATAGATTTGAATTTTGGTGTGATTAGCTTTTCAAGCTTGATTGGTACTATTTTCATTTGGATACATACTCTCTGGAAGTATTTTAGTTGCTATCATATCTGTACCACAAAAACATTCTCTACTTGTGCATGGAATATAATCATCAGTAAATCCAATAACCTCATCATCCAAATGTCGTTGCCCGCCCACTTCACATACACCTCTATATATAATATCATGGTCGATTCTCATGTTGTTATTTCCGATAGCGCAGTCCCAACCTACAAACTTATTTTGTTGCTTCTTCATTAACATTTGTGGATCAACCTTTATTGCTAAATTTTCTTTATTATAAGTTATTTTAAGCGTATGATTTATTTTATAATGATCAGGTATGGGTGATAGTGATTTTGTGCCACGTAAATTACCGTAAACCCAGTTGTTTTTCTTTAGTGTTGCTAGTTGGTCAGCAGTATAAAGTTCATATATATCAAAGTCACCAAACACCATAGATTTAAGTGTGACGGTAGCTCCAGTATTTTCTACAATATAATCTCTAGCTTCAAAAGCCTGATCTATACTGTTGATTGCATGTGTTATCAAACATATTACTTCTATTGGTTCGTCATGGAATAGATTTAATATTTCTGCTATATGTTTATAATCATTAGTCTGTTCACTATGATATGTGATAAACAGATAATCAAGAACCTTAGCTTCCTTCGCTTCTTTCCACCAACGCATTGTGCGTGATCCATTTGATATTAAACTTATCTTTGCCCCTTTAGATTTCATATACTCTAACAAAGGTAATAAGTCAGGGAACAATGTTGGTTCGCCTCCGGTAATCTGTATCCAGAAAGGACTATCACCACATGCTTGTACTAGTTTATCAGTATATTCTTTGTATTTTTCTAAACTAAACCAACGTTGGCTACCATCTTTATGCCTACTTCCACAAAAACTACAGTTATGGTTGCATACATTGTGTAGTTTCCATTCAATAAACTTTTGGTCTGTTGTTATTGCTTTTTCTACTTTTATAGGGAATATCTTCATTCTCTATTTATAGAAGTCTATTACCTTACTTACAATATATTCTATTTCGGCATCAGTCAACTCCGGATACATAGGTAAACTTAATACTCCCCTACTTAGCATTACGCTAGTAGACAATAAATCCGGCTTTGTTAAACTCTGTCCAGTTGGTAAATCACCCAGTACATATTCATAATGAACTTTACTATCTATTCCGTGTTCTTTTAGATGTGATTGTAATCTATTTCTATCATCCAAATACATCACAAACTTTTGATGTGCGTGTGGATCATTTGTATCTGACAAACAACGCAAAGGTAGTTCTTTAAACTTATCACACCAATATTTTGCTATTTTGCCCCTACGCACTTGCCATTCATCTATGTACGTTGCTCTAACTAATATCTGGGCGCAATCTTGTTCACTCATCTTACTATTAGTTCCTACGTCATGAAATGCAGGCTTATTGTTGTCTCTGTGTGTTGCGGCAAACAAATACAGTTGTTCATCATTGGTAACGATTGCACCACCGTTACCTGAACTAGGTAGGTTCTTTGTAGGGTCAAAGCTGATAGACATACCACTACCAACATCACCGTCACACACTAACCAATGCTGTGCTCCATCTACAATCACTGCATTTGCGCTAGCATATCCTGCAATAGGCCATGGCTTGCGACCACCATAACCCATCACACAAGTATATCCCTTTAGACTATTCTCTACTTCAATAACACCGTTCTTATCTGTATCAACTAAGTCTATATCCCATCCAGCACTTAAAAATGAATTCAGTGTTGCAGGGTAAGTTAAATTGGGAATACGAATCTTAGGAGTATTTTTAAATGTTGCTAAGTGTTTTTGTTTCTTATATCTTGCTATAATCTCAAGTGCTTGCGTTCCACTATGAACTGTTATTGCATACTTTGTTCTAGTCCGATGTTTCAGCCATTCTTCAAACGAGCGGGTATAATGACCACCTACAAGTTGTCCGTCTTTAAGGGCACGGTGAGTTGCATCAAGCAACTCTTCACCTATGTTCTTATATTGTCTTGATAGACCGAAGTGAGGGATTTGCATTTTTTGCCCAAGCTATATATCCGCCATTAGCAACAGACCATGGGCAGTATTGTTCCCATAGTGTTTTTGATTGTTCAGTATTTTCTTTCATCAACTTGTCTACATTGACTCTGGATTTATATCCATCTAAAGTCCAATCGTGTGCTTTTAGTGCAGTTTCTAGTTCATTCATTTTATTTTATCTTGCCAGTAACTTGATGTACTAAGCCAATCATAGTATTTTTGAAATCCTTCTTCTACATCTACTTTAGGGTCATATCCAAAGTCTCTACGAGCGGCATCAATATTCAATGCACCACGACTTGGGAAGTCTGCATCTTTGTCTTTAACTACCAATGTCCCGCCACCGGCTAACTTTAATGCTAGTTGTGCGGCTTCTAACAATGTACGACTATGACTTTTAGTAATATTATATGTTTTATTCTCTGTGTTATCACTTAGTGCGGCAGCAACAATACCATCTGCGGCATCTTCTACATATGTAAAGTCTAATGTTTCATTAGCACCGTTAACATTTAATGTTCCACCACGCATTGCAGTCAACATAAACTTAGCGATAACTCTATCTTCAACATCTAACGGACCATAGACAGCACTTGGACGAATGATAGTGTGACTGAAACAATTGCGTCGGCTATAGTCTTTAACAAGATGTTCACCTGCTAGTTTCATAATGCCATACTGTCCCTGTGGCTTGCAGTTATAATCTTCTGTTACGTCATCTGTAAAGTCGCCATATACCATTGAACTGCTGATATAAACAAACTTCTTTATTTTATGCTTCTTACTAACTTCACACAAATTCAATAGACCTTCCATCATTGTTTTTGCTCCCATAGTTGGGTTAGCATTAACAACTTTTTGTCTTGGAAAGCTAGCCATATGAATTACGATATCAAAGTTGTATCGACCAAAGAGCCAGTCAATACTCTCACTAGAAATATCAATCGCATGAATACTACCGGGTTGAATTTTCTTCAACCGTTCTGTCATTAGATAGTCAATTTCATCTTGTGGGATGATGCCGTAGTTAGTTCGTATATCGGTAATAGCAACACGGTGCCCCATACGTTGTAATCTATCTACTACGTTATGTCCAATAAGTCCTAATCCGCCTGTAACTAATATATTACTCATATTTTAATTTCCAAAATGTTAATTGTTTGTGTGTTAGATATGCTCTAATCTGATATACATAACTATAATCGTATAGGTCATTATTACGATGCCAGCTGGGTGCGGGATTAGAGTTTTCCATTATCCATTTACCTGCTTCTGTCTCTTGCCACTCCCATATAGGCTGTGCAACCATTAGATCAGGATCTTCAACATCACCCATTCGAATAGTGTGAACTACATGAGTAATAGATACTGATTCTTCTCCGGTATTAGACACTTGTACCTGATACTTAGGTCTAGTAAATTCTTCTTCAGACTGCCATTGTTGCTTTGATAGGGCCATGACTTTGATAGTTTTCTAAATGTATATCTTCCATTGTCATCTCAAAGATATTAGTCTTTGATGCGTTCAACATCAATGTAGGCAATGGATAAGGTTCACGTGTTAGTTGTTCTTTAACTTGTTCAATATGATCCTTATAGATATGTGTATCACCTGTACTGATAACAAGTTCACCTACTTTTAGATTACAGTGATGTGCCAATAGATGTGTAAGTAATGCATAAGAAGCAATGTTAAAAGGTAGACCCAAGAACACATCAACACTACGCTGATACATATGGCAAGAAAGTTCTTTATTTTTGTTGACATAGAATTGACTTATAACGTGACAAGGGGGCAAGGCCATTTCGTCTAACTCGCTCACGTTCCAGGCACTTAATATGTGTCTGCGCCCATTAGGATCTTCAGTTAATCCTTTAATGAGATTTGCCAATTGGTCAACTTCAATCTTGTCAACTGCGAGGCGTGTGCCACCTTTGTGCGCTTCGCCCATATCTTTTTCTGTACGGTACTTGTTCCAGTGACGCCATTGTACTCCATATACACGACCGAGATCGCCTTCGAATTTCGCTTTGTGCTTCCAATACGATGCCTCTGCATTCGGGGTCCAGATAGTAACTTTTCCTTCTGCACTACCATGGGTGATCTCTGCCAATCTACGTTCATCACTAGACCCTTCAATAAACCATAGAAGCTCACCGACGCAAGCTTTCCAAGCAAGTTTCTTAGTAGTGACTGCGGGAAAGCCCCTACGCAAATCAAAGCGAATATGACGTCCAAAAACACTATGGGTGCCAACACCAGTTCTGTCATCTTTAACTTCTCCGTTATCTAGTATATCTTGTAATAATTCTAAGTATTGTTTCATAGTTATATTATATCATGTAATAAGAAAAGCCCCGAGTGTTCAGGGCTTTTGACTGTGTTAGAGTTTACCTAATAGTCTGTCTGTCTCTGGCTGTACTGTGTCAGCAATACTTTGAACATTGAGAACAAATTCTACACTCACTATAAGTTCATCTAGTTCATCTAGTTTGCGACTAACGGCGTTTTCTATTTCATCTGGGTCCAATCCTTGTTCTAAAAACTTTGCGATGTTAATAGTCTGTTGTTTTTTACCTTGAAGCTTAATGATTAGCTTTTTAATAAATTGAACAGGAATCTTATTTTTTTCTACATCTTCAAGGATGTGTTCCCATTTTTCGATAAATTCAGGTGACATTAGACACTAACTTTAGTTTTCTTTGCTGTAGTTTTCTTTGGTTTAGTTGTCTCAGCAGTAACGCCTTCTAACATTGCGGCTTCTTTATGTAAACGTGCGGATTCTGCCATCAAGCCTTTAGCTTCAATATCCATCTTAGCTGCCTGTTGACGCAAGTTTTGTGCAATAGCCGCGTCACCTAATGCGTCACCTGAGGCTTGTAGACCTGCTGGTGGAGATACGGTTGCATCTTTTGTACCACGCATCTTACGTGCTACTGTAGCAGGATCTTGTATGCCACGTGACTTGTCTAGTTCAGATAAACGTTTAACTGCATCTTCACCTAACTTCATTTCATCCAAAATCTTATTTAATTCGTCTAAACGAATAACTTGATTAGGTGATGGTGTCATTACAATCTGTGCTGTTTGAACTTTCTTCAGTTGGCCTTCAAGGTGTAATACTTGTAAAATGGGTTTACCATCTTTAGTATATGTCCTGTTTAATGCATCTGCTAAATGTTCGCTATTCTGTCCAATATCACTCTCAATACATTGAATTAATGGATCGTGAATGTGTTGATTTAATGTTTCTGTATAGGTTACTAGGCACATATGAACTTCGTTAGGCACTTCCCGAAATACTATTGCAACTTTTCTATCACCGTGTTTACCAACGTGTCGTGTAAAACTCATATTGTGTTCTCCTCTTATATAAGCTAAAGATATTTAATAGAAAATCATAGTGACGAAATATTTTACGACCACTTAAGTTCGTAAAATACAGCATCTTTAGGATCTTCAAATGCGATGTTACCCAAATAAAAGTCTATTAGAAAAATCTGATTGGATAAATGAACAATACAAAATCTGCCCTTAAGATTATCTAATACCCATTGTTTTGACTCAATGGTCAACTCAGTATTAGATATAGTAAAGTGCTTTGGGAGGAACTTTACTTCTCTCTCAGCAAACCAAATGTAGGGATCAATCTCATAATCTATCATTTTGTCAATGCATCCAACACCTTATACTTTTCCCAAGCATCAACTACCGCAGGAGTAGAGTTATCATTAGTGGGTACAACTTGCATCCACAATCCATTACCTAGCCTTGCTGGATGATTATACTGATAATGATGACCATCTTTGCGTCCTTCATTATCAAATACTCTAGGTTGATGTATCCTACCTGAATAATACAATCTAGTTGCTAATTCTTTTACTTTGATTAACTCATATTCTCTAAGTGCATATGAGTGAGTAGTCCGTGTTATAGGTGTACCATCCTCATAATATTGTTCTACTACTTGAATAAAGGTTTCATAGTTAGGACACAATGTGCGTGTTACAATGAACATAACCTCATCCTCGGACACTTCGTTCGCCATTAAACTATTCAAGCATCTACCGAGGCTTGTACCAATATACATCATACAATCATCTTTCTATTACTTTTAACATAGTCACTGTAAACTTGTTTTCCGTTCTCTCTAATCCATTCTACAATAGGTTGTGGATCAATTTCAAATGCTTCTTTGAGATCATCATAAGCCATTGTGCTATTGAATTCATAAATTTCATACGAACGTTGACTGTTAACCTTTGCACGTAGTAGCATCATTTGTAATGGAATACCTTGAGGTTGAGTAGGGACTCGTTCTTCTTTTAGAATAGCAACAACTTTTTGTTTTTCCCATTCATTGTACTTGCTCATATGCAAATCAACATCGTGTAGACTTTCAAGTCCCAACATATCCCACATTGCCAGATAGTGTTTAGTTTTGTTCTTTCTTGAGGATGACATATAACATCTCTGCTTTACTGATAGCGTTTGCTAATGAAGGTTCTGTTTCTGCTAGTTTAAGAATCTCTTTCCACTCATACCATTTTGCCATGTAATGTTGTGAAGTATCTTCTTTAATCATAGTGCGATCCGACGATCCACTCTTACGTGAGTAGACCGTCTTACCACCATCTGGGCTTTCGTATATTACAATTTCTTCATGCGATTTAATCTTCAACATCTTTTATCATTCCTAAGAATCTAACTAAGGCAATAACAAAAAGCCAACATAAACCCAATATAAGTAATGAGATTATAATGTAGTCAAGCCAGCTCATTATTTTTCATCATAGATAGCATAAGTACCGAATGGGGGATTCGGATTCTTATCACCATGAATGATCCAAGTTGTATCACAATAGTCTGGGTCACCCCAACTACCACAGGGATAGCCATCAGTGAATACAATCAATCGTTTGGGGTCAATCGCATTCTCTTTTAAGTAAGTGAAAATGCAATCAAAGTCAGTTCCACCACCACCCATTGGCTCATATTCTTCAATGCTTTCCATATTCTCACTAGAGAAATCTTGTGGGTTATATGTATCAGTATCAAAGCAGAATACGTGGACCTTGTAACCATCAAACGCATCCATCATGCCGCCAATTTCACCTAAGAATTGTTGTGCTTGTTTGTTGCTAATTGAACCTGACATATCAATAGATACGACAACATCAATTTCTTCTCCCGGTGTCATACCGGGCATGATAGCATCCATATGCCAACCTCTGCGTGAGGGACGCATCCAACTATAATCTGTACGAATAGCACTTGTCAAATTCGTTTGAATAAGTTCACGCCAGGGCATAACTGGGTTAGTATGTTGACGGATCAATCGTTCAACACCTAAGGGCAACTGACCTGCTTCTGCACTACTTGCGGCATTGATAATAGCCTGTTTAACTTCTTGGCGAACACGTTCACGTTCTTCGGGAGTCATTGAGGGACGCTTACCTTTACCCTCTTTATCCCCATCACCTTCACTATCACCGTCCCCGTCACCATCCATATGATCGTCAATCATTTGGTCCAACAAATCTTCGATAGAGATTTTCTGAACATTTTTCATCAAATCATCATAGATAGCTTCTGCGGCTTTACCATCATATTTTGATTCATATAAGCAAGGTACTGATGTAATAAACTGACCTACTTTGTGACGTTTCAAATCTGCATTGACTGCATAGTCATCGGCAATGTTCCAGATTTCGGGATCACGATTATCACGACGGCCCATGTGATCATATACAACGTGTAACACTTCATGACCAACCAAGAACTCAACTTCTTTCGGCTTCAACATCATAATGAAGCGACTATTGTAATAAAACTTCTGACCATCAGTTGCCGCAGTACTACACCATAGATCGGCATTGACAAGTTGCATACGTGTGGCAAGATTGCCAAAGAATGAATGACGTAATAGTAAACCAATACGTGCGGTTACTAAACGTTCACGTGCCAGAGCATCAATTTTACTATCTGTAG